CAACCCCCTCCAAATCTTCAAGCAGTTCCTGCCGATCCAGACGACCGACGATGATGAGGCGGATACAAACGATTCCCCTTACCCCTGCATCATCGTAATCGAGAGCAGCGGCGAACAGGACAACGAGCATGACCCGCAACTTGTCCTGTTGCAGCTTGTGATCTGCTGCTATGACCGCGGAATTGACCGACAAGGGTATGTAGACACCGTGAATGTGAAAGAAACTATTATGCAGCACTTCAAGCGGAAGCCGATTTTCGGCGGTGCTTTTGAAGTGTCATACCCCAGGAAATGGGAGCTTTCGGACGATGACGCGGATTACTACTATTGGGGAATCGTGAACCTCATTTGCAAAACCCCGAATGGTTTGAAAAATGAAGAAGTGGAGGCTCTGATATGAGTGACGAAAAGAAAACCACTGCGGCGGCAAAGAAAGCCGCGGCGGTGCAGGAGGAAGCTGTGGTGTACTGTGGCCCGACCATCAAAGGTCTGGCTCCGCAGTACACCGTTTTTGTGGGCGGTGTGCCCGCGAAGCTGGCGGAGAAGATGGAGGCAATCCCTGTGCTGAAAGCCTTGACGGTTCCCCGTGAGAAGTTCGCAGAGATGCGGGTGAAGGTCGAGCAGGACGGCACCAGGGAGAACACCCTCTATCAGCGGGCGGATGCTCTGCTGAAAGATGCTGTCACGAACACTGCGGCAGCAGAGTAAGGAGGATGTGAACTATGGCTGTTTCTCATGGCTTTAATCTGACCGAAGCGACCACCAGCGTTTCCGCGCCGGTACAGGTCAGCTCTGGCTTACAGATCATCGTTGGCACTGCCCCTGTCAACCAGCTGGCAAACCCGGCGGCGGCAGTAAACACCCCGCTGTACGTCAGCACCTACAAGGAGGCTGTGGCAGCGGTGGGCTGGTCCAGCGATTTTGCAAAGTACACCCTTTGCGAGGCAATCTCCGCCAACTTCCAGGTGGTTGGCACTGCACCTATCGTCGTAATCAATGTTCTTGATCCGAAAAATAAGAAGCACATCACCGCCCTGGACGAAACCTCTGTGCAGGTCAATGATGGCGTTGCTGAGATCGACAAAGTGGGCATTCTGCTGGAAAAGCTGGTGGTGAAGAAAGACACCACCACGCTGACGGCGGATGTGGACTACGTCGCCAGCTTCAACGATGACGGCACTGTGAGCCTTGCGCTTATCATCGGCGGTGCAGGCGATGGAGCAACCACGCTGACCGTTTCCGGCTCCATCCTGGATGCGTCCAAAGTTACCGCTGATGATATTGTTGGTGGCGTGAATGCTGCTACTGGTGCGGAAACTGGACTTGAGGTGGTTCGCCAGGTCTACCCCAAACTGAGCAAGGCACCCGGCATCCTGCTGGCCCCGCGTTTCTCCAAAAACGCACAGGTCTGCGCTGCGCTGCAGGCCAAGTGCCGCAAGATCAATGGCCTGTTCAATGCCGTGTGCTTCATCGACCTGGACTGCAGTGCTGACGGCGCACAGAAGTACACCGATGTTGCGGAGCAGAAGACGAAGCAGACGGCGACCTCCCGCGAGGCGTACGCCCTGTGGCTGTACGTCAAGGTTGGCGAAACCGTGTACAGCGGCAGTTCCATGGCGGCAGCGGCGACCGTGTACAACGACAGTCAGAACGGCGACCGCCCCGTTGCAAGCCCTTCCAATGTCACAATTCCCATCTCTGCCGCCTGTCTGGAAGACGGCACGGAAGTGCTGATGGATCAGGAACAGGGCACCTTCCTGAACGACTTGGGCATTGCAACCTTCATCCGCTCCGGCACCGACTTTGTGATTTGGGGCAATGAAACTGCTGCCTACCCGAAAAACACCGACCCGAAGGATGCGTTCCTGTGCATCCGCCGCTTCTTCAACTACGCATGGGCCAGCTTTGTTCTGGATAACATGAGCAAGCTGGACAAGCCCATGAATCCCAAGCGGCTGCAGTCCATCATTGACAGCGAGAACATGAAGGGCAGCAAGTATGTCTCGGAGGAAGCCTGCGCCAGCTACCGCATAGTGGCCGACACCGAGAAGAACACCGCCGCTGAACTGGTGGCGGGTCACTACCACTTCTACCTCTACTGCACCCCGTTCCCGCCCTTGAAGCAGATGAACGTCACGATGGAGTATGAGGCATCCTCGCTGGTTACTGCCCTGAATCTGTGATAGGAGGATATGAGCAATGAGCCTGACTATTTCGAGCAATCTTGTTCCCCAGGTTGTCAATAATTACAATGCCTATACCGGGGATGACAAGATGATCGGTCTGGCAGATGAAGTTACGCTGCCCAAGATCAAAAACAAAACCACCACCGTGAACGGCATGGGTATCGGCGGCGATGTTGACAGCCCTGTGCCGGGTCAGTTTGAGAGCATGGAAGCCACCCTGACCTGGAACACGCTGTACAGCTATGCCACCAAGATGCTGCATCCCGGCCGCTCTGTGCAGATTACCCTTCGTGCTGCTATGCAGAACGAGGACAAAGACGGCGGCTATACTTACAAGGGCCTGCGCATTGTGCTGGGCGGCAAGCCGAAAGAGCTTGACCCCGGCAAGCTGAAGCGGGCATCCACCATGGACAGTTCCACTACGCTGGAAGTGACCCGCTATCTCGTCGAGATCGACGGCGTGACCGTTATCGACATCGACAAGTACGCTGGCCGCTACTTCGTTGATGGTGAGGACATCCTCGCCGAAGTAAACGCGCTGATCTGATAAGTTGGAAATTCAGCCGCTCCACTGTGGGGCGGCTGATTCTTTTTAGAGAAAGGAACATCAAGATGGGCAATATCGTTAAGTTCGCAAAACCGTACAGCTTCGAGGGCACCGAGTACACCGAGGTTGACCTCTCCGGCATGGATAAGCTGACGATCCAGGATATGATCGACATCCAGAAGAACCTCGCCAACGAGCTTGCTTCTCTGGCTGCACTGGAAGCAACCACGTCCTTTGCACAGGAGATGGCGACCAAGGCCAGCGGCAAGCCCGTTGAGTTCTTCAAGCTCATGCCACGCGCCAAGATCAAGCAGGTGCAGACGGCGATCCTGCTGAGCCTGAACGCCAAGACCAAGAGCGACCCCGCCAAGCATATCGTCAAGTTCGACGCGCCCTACACCTACAACGGTGAGGAAAAAGCCGACATCAAAGGCAAAACCTTTGAGAGCGTCGATCTGTCCGGCGTAGGTGAACTGAACACCATGAGTGAATCCATGGCGGAGAATCGCCTGGCGGGTTATGGCTTTACCCCGGTGAACACCGGGCACAACTATGCCTATGTGTGCATCATCGCCAGCATGGGCACCGGCTACCCGGTGGACTATTTCACGGGTCTGCCCCTGTGCGAGGCAGCAAAACTGCGTGATGCCGTGGATGCGGATTTTTTCGAGTAAAGGGTGGAGCCAAGGCTCTGCGCCGGGCGGCAATTCAGCTGTCTATTGCCACGCACTCTAACATGACCGACTATCTTTCCATGCCGCGGAAAGAATTGATCCAGCTGTGTGAGGAGGTGTCCGAGGTATGGCAGGAAATGGCGCGTTAGACCTCAGCATCCGCATTATGGGCAAGGTCGATCCTTCTCTGGCGAAAAGCATAAGCCAGGTGAAGGGGCTGACTGGTTCCCTGACGGGCGGGCTACGGACAACCAACTCTCTTGCGAGTACGGTCGCCAACACGATAGGCGTCATCGGCAAGGCTGGGCTTGGGCTGGCCGCTACGCTGACAGGCAGTGTGCTTGTAGGCATGAAGCAGGTGACGAACGAAGCATCCAAGCTGGAAGCGCAGATGGCACCGGTCGTGCGCTATGTGAACGGCCTGGCAGATGCCAGCGGTAAGGTGTCCGATGCGATAGCCGATAACGGGAAGACGTTCAAGCAGAACTACTCCGATATGGAGAACTACATCCAGCGGCTTAGTATGGACATCCCCCGCACCACAGAGCAGCTTACGACTATGAGTGCTGCACTGGGTCAGTCCGGCAAGGACGTGACTGAGCAAACCAAGACTGGCATCCTCCGCGATACCGCTGTGGCAGCCACGGCAATGGATTTGGACGATCAGACCGCCGGTGACTACATGGCGAAGTGGGAAGCGTCTTTCACAAAGAGAGATGCTGACGGCAATAAGGTCAACTACTCCCACGACGATGTTATGCGGCTGATGAATCAGATTAACTATTTGGGCGCAAATAACGCAACCACGGCGGCGGAAATTGCATCCAGTGTGAACAAATCGGCTTCCATCGGTCAGCTTGCCGGTGTTGATCCCTCGACCACGGCGGCCATTGCGACGGCGATGCAGGCAACAGGCGTTGATACGGAACGCACGGGCACCACGATTTCCAGAATCTATACCAACATCTCCAAGGGAAGCAGCGCAACCAAAGCACAACATGAAATGTGGGAGGAACTGGGATTCACGGCCACGGGCATTGCATCCTCCATGCAGAAAGACGGAACGGGAACCTTGATGAAGGTCTTCGGAGCCATCAACCAGCTGCCGGACGAACGGAAAATTGCCGCACTGAATACGCTGTTTAACCAATGGGCGGTTGAAGGTGGCGCAAAGGTCACAAACAACCTTGACCTGCTGATGAAAACGCTGTCCGAAGTGAGCGATGAATCTGCTTACTCCGGCAGTATGGAGCGAGAGTTTGCTATCAACACGGGAACGGAAGAAAGCCTGCGCACCATGCGGGATAATGCCAAGACGGTGCTGATGCAGGACCTCGGCGATTCTTTCCTGCCGGCGCAGAAAGAATTGACCCGGTTGCAGCTGGACATCTACAAGGGCATCGACGAAAACTTGCCCGACCTGTCCAATCTGGCAAACTCCATCCTGCCCCTGCTGCGCACGGCAGTTGAAGGCATCGGCGGGGCGGTACAGGGAGCATTGCCATGGATTCAGCAGGGTATTGACTACCTGACCGACCACGGCCCAGAAGCCGCAGGCGCAATCGGTGCAATTCTGGCAACGCTGGCCGCTATGAGCATGGCTCCTACTGCATACAGCGCGGGAAGCACTGCGCTGAG